TCACAATTTTCCGGACATTCAAGTATCAACCAGTAACGGTTGGTGATCCTATCCGGGCGGTATCCTGATCCGTCATGACTCGCAACTTGTAATTCGTTTAGTTCGGTTAGTTTTTCGATTGCGCGTTGCACTTGTCTTTTGCTACATCCTGATAGTTCTGCGATGCGTTTTTGAGATGGAAAGCATCCTTCTTCGGGATGTTCACCGATATGCCACGCTATGGCGGTCAAGACGGCTCTGGCAGTGCCTGATGCTTGTGAATGGTTTAGTACGGCGCTTATGGCTTCTATGCTCATTCTGTGCCTTTCTGTGTGTATAATTCTTTTACGCCCTTGTGGTGGGCGTTGCGGCATTGTGGCCGCCGGGGTGTACCTTTTCTGTGGGGTACACCCCTTTCACTTTAGTTACTTCTTTAGATCTTCGGCGTAATTCTTGATAGCCGTTAGTGTTTCGTTATCAACTACGGCTTTTACCGCTGCCGCGTAAATGGTGCGTAGTGTTTCGATGTCTTTATTGCTGTGTGCTTCTTGCGCTTCGATTAGATAGTTGCGTGATTCTTGTGTTGCTTTCATCATTTCTTCACGCGATGGGCGTAGGTAATCATTACCCTTTTTGGTGCTGTATCCAAGTGTTGCAAGTGCGCGACCTATTGCGCTGGTGGATGCGTTTTCTAGGAATGATGCGCGGTTGATGTTTGATGATCCGCGTGTTTCGTGTGCGTAGTCAATTGCTGCTGGGCGCATGTCTTCGCGGTCGGTGTAAACCGAGGCCATGACGATTACTTCGGTTTCGTTGATTAGTTTGATTTCTGTGTGAATGCGACCTTGTTTGTGATCAGCCCAGAACTTTGCGATTCTGTTAGCGACCGGTTCGTAGTTGTCTAGGAATGCCATGTTTTTCTTTCTGTGTTATTTGAACGTGATGTAAGGTTTTCCGTTTCGCGCTTGTAATGCAACGACTCGTTGACCTTGCCAATTACCATACTTGACACCGTTCATAAATGCCAATGTTGCGGTTTTGTGTTTCGTAAAGTTTTGTTCGGCTACTTCGTAGATGGCTTTGGCTGCGGCTAAGTCTACCCAGAAGTTGCCTAGATCTAGTTCACCATCGGTTAGTCCGTCTGATAGTTCCCGGATAGTTTCGTAGGTTGAGTCGGCGCCGTCGAATTCTGGTTCGACACCGGTCAAAACGAGGTCATAGAATGCTCGTACGCCGGTTTTCATCTGTCCGGCAAGGGATTCATCCCAAACCACTTCAAACTCGGTGTAGCGTCCGCCTATGACCGCGCAGACCACACCACGCTTTAGGCCTAGCACTTCAAGATACCAAAGTACCTGCAATTTCCATGATTCTGGTATTTCGGATACGTAGGTTGCTGAGTGCTTGATTTCCAAGACGCCTAATGATCCGTCAGCCCATTCGATGATTCCATCCGGGTTTGCTTTAGCCCAGTCATTGGCTACTGATTGCCATGTACCGGTTTCGTGTACGGTCAGCCAGTCTTTGTTTTCGGCTTTGAAGAAGTCGCGAATGGCAGGTTCTAATGCGCTGCCTAAACGCATAGGGATGGTTGAGTCTGTGTTGTCAATTAGGTTTGACTTTTCAGCCCAAAGGGTGTATGGCGATTTGTATTGTGATTTGCCAAAGATTACGCCAATGTCAGAACCACCGATACCGGCACGTGCGGCGTGCCATTCTGGTGTGCCTGATTCGAAAGTGCCAATGTATTTGGCTTTGCCTAATGATTCAATTGCGTCAGTAATACGCATGCGTTCTGTGATTGTCATGAACCCGATTCTAATAACCGGGCGTGACAATTACTTGTCTTTATTAGTTTTAGACTGCACTGATTCTATTGTGGCGTTTATGTGTGCATCGAAGTCCTTATCAGGAACTTCACCTTTACCGGCGTATGTAAAGGACAACGCTATTGCGAGTGCGATAAGCGAACCAGATGCACCGAACAGAATTGAGTCTAAAGGTGCCATATCTAAATAAGGTAGGTTGCCAGCCCCCAGAAAAGCGAGTCCGGTGCCAGTAGCGAGTGCGGCGATTCGCTTTAGACGTTTCGGAATTCGTTTCCATAATTTCACTTTGCCGCCTTTTTAGCCGCCGGTTTTTTAGCAGCCGGTTTAGGTGTTGTCTTTGGTTTTGATGCGTCGATAAGTTTGAACAGATCAAGCAATTCTTCTTGCGGTGCTAGTTGTGGCTTTGGCTGTAATGATGCTGCGGCGTGTAGGTGTGCGCCGGTTGAGTTTGAACCGGTGTTACCAATGTGACCGATTACGGTTTCGCCACCGATAACCTTGTCCATGTTCTTGAACGCCGGTAGTTCTTTTAGGTGACAGAAGATTGTGTAAACCTTGTCGTGTGAGTTCTTGGTGATGATGCAGTTTCCAAGTTCGGCAGTGATCAGAACCTTTGCAACAACACCATCGGCAACGGCGTACACCGGCTTGCCCTCTGAACCGCCTTTGAAACCCCAGTCTGATCCTCGGTGTGGTCGTTTACGGTATGATGCGAAGTTGCCTAGTTCGTCGCGGCGTTCAGCCCCGGCACCTTTGATTGGTTCGTGATACATCAGGCTAGACCTTTCATAACTATGGCAACGGCGGCTGCGGTAATTGACGCGGTCATGATTGCTTGCAACCATGCACCTTTCCAGCGCGCTTGTTCTAACTCTCGGATTCGCATTTCGAAATCGTCAAGTTTCTTTTCAATATCTGACACGATCCGAAGTATTAGTGAAGTGTTATTCGGCTTCGTTGGTGTTGTCATTTAGAGATTCCAAGAACGCTGCGTACTCAGGGTTGGTTGGGTCGGCTGGGAATGACTTGAACGCGCCATCACCAAGGTCAATTAGAATATGTTTTTGAACACCGTTTAGCGATTCAACTTCAATTTCTTTATAGTTCATTTTTACAACTCCGCACTAAATCCGAGATAACCAGAAGATGAATTATTTGTCATTAGTCGCATAGGTCGTAATGCTGTCAACCCGGATGCAACAGTGAAATCCATGTTTGCAATAAAATTAGTGCTTCCACCAAGAGCAAGAGAAGTAACCGCTAATACGCTGCCTTGTTGATTATCCTGAATTCCAAGAGTTGAATATTCTAGTGAAGTAGGTGCGGTTCTCATGGAAACTGGTAGTGACGTGAAAACAGAACCAGCGGTTGATGTTCCAACCATACCAGTGCCAAGTATGTTGTAAAGATTAGTTCCACTAAAACGAACGTAGTATCGCTGGCAGGCTGCTAGTTCGCCCTGAATGTTTGACGCGTTACGCTTGAACGCTGTAGCAGTGCTACCTGCTTCAACCTGAACACCCCAAATATCAAAAGTACCTGTCGCGTTTACCGGTAAACGGAAAGCCAAAGTCAAATACGAACCGGCGTTGATTGTCTTGCCTGCAACAGATGGAACAGTAAAGTTTGCTGTGTAACGCGCCCATGAAGTAGTTAGCGAATAAGAAACAGCAGTCTGGTCAACACGACTAGAACCGCCCGAACCAAAGTATTGCTGAATTTGCGATTGCAAAGTACGAGATGCGTCAGCCTTAGCCCAGAACGAAACAGTTACAGTCTGCCCGGCAAAAGTGCGAACGTCTTCCATGTAGTTCTGCAAAAGGTTTTCAGTTCCACCAGTACCAGCAGTTGTTTGGTTGAAACGGAAGAAGTATTGACCCTCGTAGCCTGAAACTGGTGCAGTTCCGGGGGTGAAAGTTTGCTGTGACATAGTGACGGCTGAACCTGAACCGTCGCGGTAGTAGTTCCAACGGTCTGCAACATAACCAGCGGTTCCAGCAGCAGGTGTAAATGATGTTCCACGCTGCCAAATGTCGAACGCGCCGTTGATGATTGCGTTACCAGAACCAGCGGCTGCAATTAGATCAGCCCATGCCGAACCAGTGTAGTAAACATACTTGTTAGCATCTTCAAGCCACACCAACTGACCCTCTGATGGGCTAGGTAGTGCCGCGTCACGTGCGGTTGTAGTTGCGAAACTAATAACCGCCTGATTCATCAAGTAGGTGTTTAGTTCACCACCAGTC